GGCATTCAAGCCCCCCTTGGGGTTTTTTCCTTCTTTTGTTTGCCAAACAGGAGATTTCATTTCTTCTTTGCGGTCTTAGCCGCAGCCTTAAATGCCGCCTCAGTAGGAGCGCCTTTAGAGCCAACCTTACGCATCTTTTCCTTAGAACCCGCTTTTATACGTTCTTTCTTGGCTAAAATATTGGCGTAAAGACCTTGTTTCATTTCTTCTTCTTCATAGGTTTGCTCATGCCAGCCTCTGATAAGGCAATAGCAATGGCTTGTTTCTTAGAAGTTACGGCAGGGCCTTTCTTAGACCCAGAGTGCAACATACCCGCACCATATTCCTTCATAACTTTGCTGATCTTAGCTTCGGCTTTAGTCTTTTTCATATCAATACATGATCTTGGCTGTGATTGTTCCAGTTACATAAACTGTGCAATTGGCTCTTAAGTACTTGGGCGCATTTGCCACAGTAATAATGCCATCACCAGTTAAGGCTGTACCAATCGTTGAATATGTAGTTCCATCCAAACTGCCTTGCAAAGCAACAGTAGCTGATGTAATGCCTGAAACTTGCAAAAATGCGGGTTGACCAGCATCGGCTTGAACTGCTTTGGATGCGCCTGTAGCACCAACAGCACTAAGGAGGGTAACTGGAGTAGTTAAAGAAGACATTATTTACCTCTAGAAGATTTTTTCATCATGTTGGTAGCAGTACGCTGACCACGCTTGGGAAGAGCCATTTTTGGTTTACCAATAGCAATCATAATTGCCAAGGGCATACCCTTTGGTTTCTTAGTCTCTTTTGGCTTTGTCATTTTCATGCTTTTTCCTTTGTAATAGGGCCGCCACCTTTCCACGCATCACAAGTACGGGCGGCAGCACAAGTGAATTGAAATAAGTCGCAATAGCCGAGATCAGCGGCTTTAATGAAATTTTGGTCATAAGATAATTCTCCTTCACCTTCATCTTTTTCAAGACCACTTGAAATGCAGTCCATCATTTTAGGTGTTTGGATAAAGGCGGCGCAGTTTCCACAGCGCATACCCTTGATTGTTTCAGTAGGAGAGTTGTACATCTTGGCTTTCTTTAGCCAAAACGCATCATTAGACTCTTCAGGATTTGGTGGCCCATAGCCAAACTTCTTAAAGGCATTGTTTCGGTTCTTCAGATTAACTGAAATATCTTGTGTCGCAATAGGACAGGCAACACCAGTTAGGAGGCTCATTTGATGATCCTTGTCGCAACAAAGGAAATGATACCGCCTACTACAGAGGCGATTGCCATACCAACAAAGAAGCCACCTTTAGATTTGTTAGCCATCTCTAAAAGCGTTTTTATATCTTGGCGAAGTGCATGGACTTCAGTCTGTAAAGCCTCAACTTGGGCTTCCAACTTGCCGAATTCTCTTGGATCAATCTCAGACATTTTCGACCTTCCTTGGACGACCCATCTTCTTAACAGGCTTTGTTTCAGATGAAATTACAGGTTTTTCAAGAGTCTCAACTTCATCAATTCTTACATATCCTGCGTGTCCTTTCATGCTATCAATGTCATGTTGATAGGTGAAAGATACTGTGTTCCCACTCTGTAAGCATTTGAACGTAGCCATAAGGACTCCATTAAAAAGGGGGTTTTTAGCCCCCTTTTATTAAACTACTGCACGAGCAACGATAAGTTGCAATGTAGTACCTGCAATATCAACAGGACTTGCTGTTGGGTTGTAAGTCACGATAGTAACTGTATTAGCGGCTGAAACATAGGCTCTACGAACCAAACCTGCCTCAGATACGCCAATAGACATACCAAGAACCATGTCACCCAATGCAACGCCTGGAACTGCAACTGTATCTGTAGCGGTAGCGCCATTAGATACTGATGCGCTATCAAGAGTGCATGAAACGTCCCAAGTGTCTGTAAACAAACCACGAAACTGGTCATTTCCTCTGCGGGAAACAACTGCTGTTGCTGCTGCCATAATAAATCTCCTTAATGTAAAAAACCCCCCACCCGAAGGTGAGGGGAAAGGTTGTTATCGATTAAGAAGGAACAACCAAGGCAAACATGGAAGAAGAAGTAGCCGCACCAGAAGTAGCAGCGTTCCTCAAAGCGGCAACACCATACAAAGTGTCAGATGTAAACAGAGTAGCAAGGTACTCTTGTTTGTACTGAACTTGTGAACGGATACCAACTTGCTCAACCAACACCATAGAGTCTTTATGACCCATCAGGCAGACACGAGCAATAGAAGTACCGCTAGCAGGGTAAGCTGCTGTTGCAGAAGCATGGTCAGCATTGCTAGAAGTGAACACGGGGATACCATAAAGGTTACCGATTTCACCATTGCGGATAGCGTTACCATCACCCACAAAAGCCTGTTCTGTGTAACGGGCAAGACCCATCAACGTATTGCGGCTTGAAGGAGGAATGATAAAGAAACGACCATCCATAGGAGTGTCGTTGTCATCCAAACGCTGAATAGTACGACGAATAGCCGAATCAGTCAGAGCAGAAGCGTTACCAGTATTGGTATTAGCTGAGTAGTCGAAGGTTGTTGTACCATCACCACCAACTAAACCAGCTGTATAACGTGCGCTACCAGCAGTACCACCATTGGCAGAACGACCCAACTGAATCAAGTCTGAATCAACTTGTTTAGCCAAGGCATAACCTGCGTCAGAGGTATAGAAGTTACGCATTGAGTTCAATGCTTGCGCTTCGACAATATCTTCGATCAAGCGGCTATATTCATAGTGCTTGTTAATCAGAACTTGGACTTCATCAGCCGTGTCAACAATTAAGGTAACTGCGTCTGTTTTTGTCTTTGCCGAGGCATTGCCACGACCAGGGGCTGGAATGTGAACTGTGTCACCTTTCTTGCCCTTGAAGTTCATCTTCATAACCAAGTTCGCTAGAACAAGGTTCTTTTTGTAACTGGCAACAATTTCATCACTCCAAATTTCAGGAATGAAGTTAGCAGCGGTGGTTACTGTGGTTGCGTTGTTGGGTGCAAAAGCTGTATTAGCCATAATTAAATCTCCAAATAGTTAAATTTTACCTGACCCGACCCTCTTGATACGCTACCATGATTTCATCAGATAACGCTTCATAGCGGTTAGGATCTTGCATTTTCAGCCGAATAAGGTCAGCCCTTCGATATACTTTCTTTGATGATTCACCAGAACCACCTGTATCAACTCCAACGGCTCTAAGAGTTTGCTTTCGAGATGCTTCTCCCGCATCACTTACTTGCTTATTCTTAACACCACGAAGCTGCTTGTAGGTAGATAGTAACTCATTGGCTGAATCATAATCATATCCCGCATCGGCTTGCTCAAATAACTTAATGCGAACAGGGCTAGACTTCACCCAATTTGCAAACTCTTGATCTTTAGCGATGTCGCCAAAATCAGGATGTTCTTGTGCCAACCTCTGCTGAATTTGTGCCTTCTTCATCTCAAGAGTCGCATGGCGAGCCGCTTGGATGTCGGGGTGATTATCAACAGTCCTCTGAATTGCTTTCTGTGGATTCTCAAAGAAATCTACTTCAGGCTCTTCCTGTCTAGTCTGCTGTTGTCTTGAACCAAGGTTCTGTTTAATGAGTTCATCGGCTAACTTACGGACTTCGCCTACTTCTTGTGCTTGCTTTCCAATGAGCTTTTCAGCCTCTTGGTGCATCCTCACAATTTCGTCTAAACTTTTATCCCTGTATTTCTCAGGAAGTTCAGGCTTTTGCTCAATCCTCTGCTCTTCGATCTCTAACTCACCCAACTCTTCTTTGTCATTGTCAACTAACATACTTCTTCCTTTTCCTGCCGTCAATCGGTTGTAGGAGATTCAACTCGGCATAATTGCTTATGAGTTGAGTTTGCGCTCAGACTTCAACTTGTCGTTATGGCTTTTATCAAACTTGGCGTGAGCCGTTGGGAATGAACCAGACCATCCTTCAAGCCTAAAATAAGGCGCAGATAAAGTGCGATGAGATTCCTCACCACACTCACAAATAAGACTCGCTGTCTCATAAACAGTAAGTCTCGAAGTTTTATGCCCATTTACACAGGCAAATTCATACATTCTTTTCATTTAAGTCCTCAAATGCTCTTTCGCTGACTTGTTTTAAGTTTTTCAGCCAAATAAGGATTGATAACTCACCTTTTCTGAATTGTAGACTTTTTTCATCTGCAATTGTTGAAATATTATT